GAAAAGTTAGCAGAGTGGGGTTTGGTATAATAAAAATATGACAGATACAACTACACAGCAAGTTCCTAACCCCACTGGAAAAGGTGGTTTTGGTGACCATCCTGAAAATAGAAATCCTGGTGGTTGGAAACCAGAGTTTACTTTTAGTTATCAATACCGACGTTTTATGAACATGACTGTTGAAGAATTTAAAGCTTGGAAAGATACCACTGCTGATAAAGACAAGACAATGGTTGAGGAGTTAGCTTATGTTGCTGTACTAAAAGCTCGAAGTGATATAAGGGATAGACAAGAAATAGCTGACCGAACAGAGGGTAAAGCACCTCAAACAATTTCAGTTGATGGTGGATTTTTTAAACAAGATAAGTTGAAATTGGAGGTCGTTGATGGAGACTCCAATCATTAAACTGGGTAAAAAGCAAATCTTTACCCTAAATCTCTTGGACGATCCCACCATAGTTGATTTACTTTATGGTGGCGGTGCCGGTGGTATGAAAAGCTGGACTATTTGTTTATGGTCTATTTTCCAATGTCGAAATTACCCAGGAATTAGAATTGGTCTTGGTCGTAAAGAAATCAGTCGTTTAAAGCAGACTACATTAATAACTCTACTTCGTGAAGTTCATCCAAAATTAGGAATTAAGGAAGCCGACTATAAATATAATGACCATAGCAACAACATTACTTATGTAAATTCGTCTAGTATTTTATTGGTTGATTTAGCACCTGAGCCATCTGACCCAAACTTTGATAAATTTGGATCTTTAAATTTAACCCATACGATTATTGAGGAGATAGGTGAGGTGGAGCAAAAAGCGAGGGATATATTTACTTCAAGAAAAAATCGTTATCTCAACAAAGAATATGGCATAGTTGGAAAGTCAATCGCTACGTGTAATCCATCACAAAACTTTGTCAAGGCCGAATACTACAAACCTTATAAAAATCTAGGTGGTGGAGAATTTCAAAAGTGGGAATATGGTAACGTATTTGTTAAGGGAGTTGAGCAACCAGCTTATCGGGCGTTCATTAGATCATTGGTTACTGACAATCCTTTCATCGACAGAAATTATATCGAATCATTAAGACGACTTCCGGAAACAGAACGTAAGCGTTTGTTAGAGGGTAATTGGGATTTTGAAGATTCTGACAAAATGGTATTTAAGCCTTTGATGTTGGAAAGAGCTTTGACTGATTTTGCCGATGTCGGTACTAAGTATATCGGAGTTGACATTGCTGACACTGGAAGCGACAAAACGATATTATCTTTAGTTGAAAACAAAGTGATTATTGAGCAACGAAGTATTACTGTTGATAAAACAGAGGCAATAGGGGAGCAGATAGCAATGGAGATTATAAAATATGCTCAACAAAATGGAATGGATAGTCGCAACGCCAAACAGATCGGAATCGATGCCAATGGTGTCGGTGCTTCGACGAGAGACTTTTTACGATCTAAGGGCTGGTATGTCAAAGAGTTCTTGGCCGGTGCTAAATCTGAATTACCTAACTTTAGAAACATAAGAGGTGAGGTTATTTGGTCAATGAGTGAAGAAATGGATAAAGGCAACTATAAAGTTCATAAAAATCTGTCTACTTGGGAAACTTTGAGAGAACAATTGTTAGCTCATGAATATACAACTGAAGAAAGAGTGATTTTGATTACGCCCAAGAAAGAATTAAAGAAGAAGTTGGGAGTGTCGCCTGACTATGCTGAAAGTTTTTATATTGCTTTTTGGACAGAATTCAGTAATAATGATCCTAGGAATAATACCAATCGTATTGCATTTTAAATATGAAAAAACAAACCACATTCAATAACATTAAAAACAGGATTTTTGGTATTTTTAGAAAAAAAGACAACTCAATGAGTTTGCCTAATCAATATCTTAAATATGGTAATCGTAAAATGATGCCAAATTGGTCTGATGTTGAAATAAGTGATCGAGATCTTTACACAGGATATTCTTATGCCGCAATCAGAAATCGTGCCAATAAGACAGCCCAAACAGCGATAAAATATGTTTATACCGACTCCAATGACGAAAAAATACACCCATATTTAGGGCTTATTCAAACATCTAAAGATTTTTCCGAGTATGCTTTTTGGCATGACATATCAACCTATTTAGACTTAGAGGGTATTTATTATTTAATGGCAGTTAGGTCGATAATTAAATCCGATACGGATGTCAGGGTTGGTGGAATTAAATATTTTAAACTGCTAAATCCTTATAATATCAAACGTGTCCTAGACAAAGACGGTCTCAATGTTGTTGGTTATATTGAAACTCAGAAAGGACAAACAAGAGAAATACCACCAGAAATGGTTATCGAAATACGTGAATTAAACCCGTTTGATTCTACACAACCTTTTGCCATGACTGATGCTCTGAAAGAGAACCAATTTACTATTAAGACAGCAGGGGATTATACTCGTCATTCACTAAAGCATAATATTAACGCTTCTGGGATCCTAACTACTGATGTTATTTTAGGTGATAAAGAATTTGATAATTTTGTCGAAAGAGTACGAAGCCACGTTAAGGGTGAGCCTATTTTTGGGAATGGTAGTGGTTCGGTTGACTGGAAAGATATGAATATTGATTTGAGTAAGGCCGCCCTGAAAGACACTAACGAGATAAATCGCGAAGCTCTTTTTGCAATTTCCGGAGTGTCTAAAACTATCATGGGCATTGAACAATCTGGAGTGACCAGAGAAACAGGTAAGGTTCAGACTGATATCAATATCGAGTATCAAATACTTCCAAGGATTCAACTAGTCATAGATGCTTTAAACCTAGACTATCGCAATAACTACGAAAATGAATATATATCTAATGAGTATAGGATGATGGTTCAAGATCCGACTGTCCAGGATTACGACAAAGAGTTAAAGGCCATTGATGCTGGCGATAAGCGACTTGACCTATACCAAAAATTACTCGACAAAGGCTATGACGAAGAGACTGCTGCTAAATATGCCAATGATGAAATTGATGTCGATGCTTTACCAGTGGTTGAAAAACAAGTTGTCGAAGATGATACGGACGACAACCCTGATAACGATGAAGAAACCAATGCCATTAACAAACTTGATGTTAAAGAAAAACAAAAAAGTGGTTTAGTTCAACAACAACAAGGTGCTTTGCAGAATGCAGTTGTTGGAATTGAGACTGAGGTTGTGGCCGAATTTATTAACAGCGTTCAAAAAATGATGTCTAAGGCAAATAATTCAATCGAAGATGCTACTGAAACTGATTATATTTCTGAAAGTGATAAAAACCGTTATATCAGTGAGTTAGGAATAGTTTTAGCTGGATTCTATGGGATTGTCATGCAGTGGAAAGGTAATGACGTGATGAGAGATAGAATGTCAAAATATGCTTTGTCTGGTACGTATTCATTCGATAAAAACGTTAAAAGCTACATCAAAGAAATTAGCAAAAAAGTTTCTATCAGCCATATAAATACCATTACCGATGATTTATATAAAATAGCTTACGAAGCCGCCAAAAAAGGTTTATCTCAAACTGAGATTATTAACGAGATTAAGAATAAATACAGCCAAGAAATTTCTAAGACTAGAGCCGAAGTAGTGGCTAGAACTGAAACCAATAGAGCTTTTACTGAATCTCAATATCAAGCCGATATTCAATTTGTCGCACAAAATGATTTGCAGGGTAAGGCTTTTAAAAAATGGCATACTCGATCAACCAATCCATGTGAATTTTGTCAAGCTTTAGAGCGTGAAGGCATGATTCCTTTTGACCAACCGTTCAGAAAAATAGGAGAAACGGTAACAGTCGGAACGGGTAAAAAACAAAAAGTCTACGATGTGGATTTTCAAGAATTAAACGCTGGGAATTTACATACTAATTGTTCATGTGAATACGAATTGGTTATTATGACCGAAAAAAACCAAATTCAAGATGGAATTAAGCAATTAAACAAATCTGTTAAAACAATCAATGAAACATCTGATAATTTAGAAAAGTCCAAAAAGTTAATTAAAAAAGCCAATAAGATATTAAAAGATGCTGAGATTAGGAAACTTGAAGTCGATAAAAAAGAAAAGGAAGTCGAGGAATCGTTGAAAGAATTAAATAGTATCGTATGAATGTATTAGACATCAAGAAACGATTGCTGCAAAAGCAACTAAATGCAATTGAAACAATCAATTTAATATCTAAAGAATTGCCAAACTTAGCCCAAGACGGAACGGTTAAAGAAGTTTCGGGTCAGATTAATAAACTAGAAAAGGTTTTATTAACTCTAAAAGGTAAAGATTTTACTGACATTCTAAACTCAATAAATAATCAATTAAGCAGAAAAGATTTATCTAATATCGAAAAGATTTTAACTAAGATATCTGAAAAAGATCTAGAGATTAAGATTAAGGATCTAGTTAGGTTCCCAACCGAACCCAAAGATGCTATCCCTGTCGTTTTGACCGATAAAGACAGAAAGTCATTTTATGATGCGATTAAAATGTTACCAGTATTACTTAGCGGCGGTAATGCCACCGAAATTCACCAGCTTGATGGTCGACAAAAAACACAAATTGTCAATAAAAATAATGAAAACATAGAAATTGCCACGACCACGAATCAGGAGATAACCCACGAGAAATTAGACGACGTAAACTCGAATTTAGAAGTCGTACAAGATAAACAAGACGCTTCTAATGATTATTTGGACAATATAAAAGATAATCAAACCAATGGCACTCAACAATCCAAACTCAAAGAAACCGCTCCCAATGATCCAACCAAAAATAATCCCTCCCTTGCCCTTTCCAATGCTGACGAAGTAGTAGCCTCTACCAAAACCCTAACTATGACTATTGGGGCGACAAGCTATGAAAGCACAATTAGTTATAATGCGGCGGGAGAATTTTTATCAATTAGTGAATGGGAGGAGGTATAAATGGATTTATCAACAGCAAAGCCACAAACAATCAAAAGTGAAGATGGTAATATCATTACCAAATATCGAGTGGTGGAGGAAACGATTAATGTAGGTAAATTAAAGCAGGAATTAGTTTCTTGGCAAGGGATGAAAGAACCTGGTGACAAGGAATTGATTGAGGTTGGAAAAGCTTATCATCCATATTATTTAGATAGAGAACAAAAAATTAAGG